GAGGGTCATTGATATCATAACCTGCGTTGTTAGACCAATCTACATTTACATAGTTAGGATATAATCTTTGTCCTGTTGATTTTAATGCCAATTTATATAAATCGTAATTTGGATCTCCAGGAGCGCGATTTACACCTTTCATACATTGGAAAATGCCGCAAGGGAAAATAGATGTTCTATGGAACTTTCCAAGTCCTTCAAGAGATACTTCTAATAACGCCTTTGTAATCATTCTACCTTCTGTTAAAGTACAAGTACCATAATTAATAGAGGTAAACGGCAATTGATTACCGCTTCTGGATTGTAATGTATTTAAATTATGATACATTGCTTCTACCGATTGATGGATTTCTTTAACGGTTTTATCCATAGCGTATTCATAAGCAGATTTATGATTATAAATATCTTTATTATTAATACTTGTTTCAACTATTTTTTCTTTAGATAAATTTAATTTAATTTCTTTATTTGCTTTAGACGATTCGATATATTTTAAACCATCTACATAATGCTTATAAAAACTTTTTCTTACATATGGCACCAAAGTCCAGTCAATATGGGTAGCGCTTACACCACCAAATTGTTGAAGTGATTGTAATTGGAAAATTACTGCGAATTGTTGAAGGGCAGTAGATACACTTTGCGCAGGTCTTACATCAATTTGTCTAGTATTAAATCCTTTTGCTAATAAATCATCAAAAGGAATAGATAAACAGTTATGCATTCCAGTAGCATAAGAATCTAAGTCATGTTCATAGATTCTATTATTTAAATGATTTTCTCTTGATTTTTTACTCATTAAAAAATCTAAGGCATACTGTTTTGTCATTACACTAGATGCTTCGCCAACACGACCGCCAAATGATTTTTCATCCATATTAGCATTTTGATTTTTTACATCTTTTGCCATTAATTTATTTTCAATGGTATTAAAAAAGTCATCTTTTCTTTCTCTAATAACTTCTTTTTTATATCTAAAACGAATATATGATTTAGCAACATCTTTTCTTTCCGAGCGCATTAAATATTCTTCTACTAAATCCTAAACATCTTCAACTGTTAATTCTCTCGTTTTAGCAATTAATTCGATTTCTTCCGCAATATCATTTGCCGTATCAGTTTCATATAATTGATGATCTACTTCTAAAAACGCTTTATTAATTGCTGTAATAATTTTTTCTTTATCAAATGGAACTTTACTTCCGTCTCTTTTTATAATCTATGTCATATATAAAATCCTCCGTCTTTCTTTATAGTGATATATTATATATGAAAGGTATTTTTTAATAATTAATCTAAATCGTCCAGATATAGTTTAAAAATCTCAATAATAGCCTCTAAATCACCAGATTTAGCATTTTCAATAGAAATATAGTCAAAATCCAAATTATCAAAATCTTCTTTATCGGTTTTATATCTTCTAAAGATTTCTTCGATATTAGGATTTTCTTCTCTTTCTAATTGCCGTTTCAGCCGTTCGGCGTCAGGGCAAGTAATTCGCCAAACTTTTAAATCAATATCAGGATTTTCTTTTAATTTTCTAATTCCTTCTGGATTAAATACCCCAATATTAATTTTTTCTTTATCTAAACTACCAAGCCCAGTGCCATAATGCCAACCATTAAATTCAGTATGTTCTAGCATTTTTCCCTGTTTTACTAAACCAAAAAAATCACTATTAGTTAAAAAGTAATAATCTTCTCCTGTTGTTTCATTGCTTCTTTTTGGACGAGTTGTATAACTAATAATTTCGTGAAAACTTAAATTAAATCGTTTAACTAATTTTTTTAAAATTGTATCTTTACCCGTTCCAGCTTCACCAATTAAGGCAATAACTTTATATTTTTCTTTTTTAATTTCTTCTTTTTCAAATTCATATCTTAAAGTATCTGGTTTTTCATTTTCTTTAAAAATATATTTTTCATCACATTTAGAACATATATAAGGGTATTGAGGTGGATTACTCATTAAAATATAAGTATCGGGAACTAATTTACTCCCGCACTTATCACAATAAGCTTCTTCAATATATATTCTTTTAACATATCTCTTTTTAATCATTAATCTTCCATGTCTCCTTGATAACGATTAGTTCGTAATACTAAATCACCATTTGCTTCTATTGATTCAATTTTATACAATTGATGACCACCTGAAGATGCGTATTTTTTTGGAATAAAATTATCACCAGATCTAAAGCCTTGAATCATAACCATTGAACCTCTATTGAACCATGATTTTTCAATTACTTTTTTCGTTCCATCTTCACGCTTTTCAGAAATCTGTTTATCAAATAAAGAAAAATATTCTTTTCTAAACTTAACAGTAACTACTCCATCGGGTGTCAAAATGGTAGCCATTGCTTTATTTTTATCTTTTGCTATACAAGTTCCGCAGATTTTATATAATTTAAATAAATTAATAGTTTTGCCATTTTTTTCAAAACTTCTATCTACTACTGGATCTTCTGGTAATTTAAAGAAATTAAAAATACCATATTTCCCATAATTAACATCTTTTAATTCATGGTCATGATAATAATAACATAAAGCTTCCATTTCCCACGCTGAATAATTTCCTTCAGCATACTTATCCCAATCCTCTTTAAAAATAGTCATATTCAAATTATTTAAAATATTTTCTCCATCTTCGGCAATCCAATGTCTAAATAAATCCATCCAAGGCTGGTATATTTTTTTATCCCAAGTTTTTTGATTTAATTTAAAACCGTCTTCGATTAATTCATCAGTATTAATCTCTACCAAGAAATTAATTGCTCTTTCATCTAATTTATAAAATGAAGCATCATCTTTACAAACCGCTTTTAGATAACGATTAAACTCATATATTCTGCGCGCCATAATGAACGCATCTGTGTCTTCTGGAAGTAAATTATATCTAATTAAGCCGGGCATATTTTGTAAAGTAATTCTTTTTTTCTTATCACAAGTTTCCCAAATGTACCAAGCCATACATAATTTTCTATCCATCATAGAGTCAAAAGCTCCGCCTTTAATTAAAGAAATCATAGCTTGCCGTTTCGGCTTAACTTTATTTAAAAAATCTCTTGGCGAAATATATGGTCGGTTTTCAATAGTAGCTTTGATAACATCTTCCCCAACGCTCAAAATACCCGACAACCCAAAAATAATTCTATTATTTTCAACATCAGGGGTAAAGGTATAAGATGACGCATTTATATTAGGAGGCTCAACTTCAATACCTGCTTGTTTCATTTTACTTATGGCAATAGCAATTTTTTTATAATCAGTAGTTTTTGCCCGTTTTTTCTTAATTTTAGTTTTTTTATCGGGCGCATCAATATATTCATATTCTTCAAAATCTTCCGATTCATAAATATCTACTATTTCTTCTAATGGCTCTTCATTATCCTCTTCGGCATTTCCACCGCCACTATCAGTGATTAAACAAGCGCAATTCCAAAAGATAATAGGATATTTATAAGCAAGATTCATTTCTTGTAAAGCAACTAAAGAATAAGCTAAAGTATGAGAAGCATTAAAACCATAACCTCTACTAGTTGCTACTAATACATTCCATACATAATTACAAAAATTAAAACTCAATTGTTGCTCTTGTGCTCGTTGGAAAAATTCTTTGGTTAATACTTCATATTCGGCAGGATTTTTTTTCGCAATACTTTTTCTTAATCTATCCGCCCATGTTAAATCAAATCCTCCGCATTCTGGTAATTGTACTAACTGCATAAACTTTTCTTGAGATTCACAAATGCCATACGCCAATCCAACAATAGGTTTTAATATTTCTTGTTCTTCTGGCGTTAAACCATATTTATCCATTTCCTTATACCAAAGATTAATATCTTTTTTAAATCTGGCATATTTATTTAAAGGTGATTCGGCACTTTTATCTTGCGCCATTAACCGAATTACCGAGTTTAATACCGCTAAATCATCTACCGATTGCGGTTTTGTTAAAGCAATACCTTGGATACCGCTTTGTTGTTCCATTTGGAATAAAGAATGAATCTGGTGAGTATTAACCATTTCCCACATTTCAGGCGCTGTTCTTTCTAATTTATAAATATCTAAATATTTATCATAAGTTTCTTTTAATGTTTCTTGTTGTTCGATATATTTGTACTCACATAACAAATCTAAACAAGTATGAATTTTATCCAAACCTTCGACAGATAATAAGTCAATTTTAATTAAAGACGCTTCTTCACAGTCATGAAGATCAAATTGAGTTACAATATCGTCATTTGGTACTCGCATTAAAGCTGTTGATTCAGTAAAAGGTTCATCAACAAAAATAATACCGCCGGCATGTTCCCCAATACGATTTACTAATCCTTCAATTTTTTGAGCTACTTGCCATAATTCTGGATATTCCTTCATTTGCTGAATGAATAATGGGATTGGTTTAAAATCATTTTCTTCATCGCCATAATAACATTGAGCCAAAGTTCTTGGCTTACCACGATCGGCAGGTACTAAAGACGCAATATATAATGAAATATCATTATCAATGCCGAGTCCCCTTGCCGCAGTTTGAATGGCAGATTTACTACCTTCTGTTCCAAAAGTTGCTACATTAGAAACTCTATCATATCCATAAAACTCTCTTAATTTTTGAAGAACTTGGGCTCGTTTTCCACCTTCAATATCTGTATCAATATCTAATACCGATACACGCGCAGGATTTAAAAATCTCCATGAAAAAGTTTTAGTTGTTTCCCACATTGGATTTATTTGAATAATATCTAAAATATATAATAACAAAAACCCTACACCTGAGCCTCGCCCCGGACCAACAATAGTTCCTGCTTCCCAACAGACATCAATAGTTTTTTGAAGATTTAAAAAATATGCTGACCAATGAACTTTATTTACTTCTGAAGATTCCCAAGTAATACGAAGATTATCATTTAATTCATTATAAGTTTCTTCATTTTGAAGTCTTTCATCAGATTCTAACTTTTGGATAATTAAATTAACTATATGCCGATCGCCATTAAAATCAGAATTAAAAAACTTATTTAAAAAAGGCATCTTACTAAAATACCAATTATATTTTTCTTGTGAAAATTCTTCGCATTCACGCCAAATTAAAGAAGGAATCTTTAATTCTTTTTTCAATGTATAATCTTCACACATATTTTTAATTTTTAAAATATTTTGATAAGCATTTTGTAAAACTTCTTCGTTAGTATAATTTACAAAATAATTTTCTAATGTATCATTATCCATTAAATAGGTTGTAGCATAAAAAGAATCTACTTCTCTATCGCCTTCTTGTGAATTTAAAAAAGCCTTATGAATTGGTGCGTCTTCTTCTTTAAGATAATGACTATCGGTTGTAATAATATAAGGAATATTTAATTCTTCTGATAATTTAATTATTTCTTGATTAACAAAGATTTGATCTTTATCAGAAGACGGTTGCATTTCCAAATAAAAATGCTCCTTACCGAAAATATTTTCCATTTGTTTTAACCAATTTTTAATTTTTTCATAGAAATCATTTTTCAGTTCGGAGTTCATATTTTTATATTGAATAAGTTTAGTTCCTAAAAATCCGCCTAAACACGCGGTAGAACCGATTATATGACCTGGCTCGGCGCCAATAATATCAATTAAATCTTGATAATAAGTTGGTACCCTACGCATTTTACCTGTCATATAAGAACGCATCCAAGCGCGAGTAGATATTTCTCTAATTTGTTTATGTCCAATAGCATCTTTGGCTAATAAAATAAAATGAAAATATTTATCTTCTTCTTTATTAAAATTTTGCCCGTCCAATCCATCACGACATAAATAAATCTCATTTCCTAAAATTACTTTAAAATTAGGATGATCTTTTTTAATTTTATTATAGTATTTCTCAACTTTAATCGCATTTGAAATAGATTCATGTTCTGTAATCGCTATTACTTCATGTCCCAGTTCAATAGCATAATCAATCATATCACTTGTACGATTAATAGAATCTCTTAATCGCAAATTTGAATATTCACTGTGATTATGAACACTACCAGGATATTTAATCTTCAAAAAATCACCCTCTTTTTCATATATTATTATTATAACATATTTTTTTTATTTTGTCAATGAGAATTTTCTAACAATAAATCAGCAATTTTTCTTTTTAATTCATTATTTGCTTCTTCTTCTCCATTTAATTTGATTATTTCTGTTTCTAAATAGGCTATTTTACTTGACATATAATTTAAATCATTAACCATTTTTTCCAATTCGGTGGTCATAGTAGAAAAAACTCCGGTAAAACGATGTAACATATCTAATGTTTTTTCCATTAATAATTCCTCACAATCACTAATTTTTATAGTATTCTTTTATATTTTTTTTAGTTAAAATAAAATTAGAAGTTGGTAATAATAAATCCATTTTGGTATAATTTTTATTATACGGTATTCTAATTAAAGGTATATTATTTTCAAAACAATAATTATTTTTTATTAAATCATTTTTATGAGTAGATTGATAAGCGTTTTTATGGAAATGACCTTTTTTAAAATGCTATATACCATCATACTCAATAAAATATAAAACATCATTGTCTTTTGAAATTATAGCGAAATCAAAATATAATGTTTTATATTTGTATTGCTAAATATATTTAATATTTAAAGAATCTAATAATTTTGCTATTTTCGCTTCATTTTTACTATTTAAACAACCGCAGCTTGTTGTATCACCATTGCGTAAATAATCACCTAAAACTATTACATTCTATCTACCACAATTTAAACATTCGCATACCCAATAAATGCCGTTCCTTTCAGCTCTTGGTTTTTCTTCTTTTGTAGCCTATCTAATTACTTTTAAAAACCCATAAGTTTTTCCAACTTCATTTTTTATATTTGCCTATCTCATTTTTTCCATTCTTATACAGCCACAATTAGTAGTTTTTCCTGCTCTTAAATGCCCACCATCTACTTCTTTAATAGTTCCACAAGCTTCACATCTACATATCCATCTTGCTTTTCCCTACGAGTTATTTTTTCCGCGCTCTAAAACGGTCCAATATCCAAATTTTTGCCCAGTTAAATCTATTAATTTAGTCATTTTATTTTCACCTCTCATAAATATATAAAATAAAATAAAAATAAATTAATTTCTTATGTCCAGTTATTTCTTACAATTACTAATCTTTCTTTGGCTCTTGTAGCTGCGGTATATAAATATTTTAAATGATCTATGCTATCTCGCCGAGGAAAATCTTCTTCAAATACTAAAACTTTATCATATTCACTACCTTGGGCTTTCCAACAAGTAATACAATATCCATAATCAAAAGTCAAAGGGCGAAAATGTTTAGGAAAGTTTTTAAAGTTTTTAGCATTTACTGTTTCTTCGCCAGTAGTAAGTAATTTATAATCCATATTTAAATCTCTAAAATGTAAATCAAAAGGCGATTTTTCTACATCCTCAAGGGTATAATCATCAGGAAGGAAATCGGCAATTAATTGTGGATGTAAAAACGGATGATATTCATTAATTTGTAAATTAGAAATAGTTCCAATAGTACCATTA